CGTCCCACTACGTATTGGCGGGACTGTCTGGAATGGTAATGGCAGGTTCGCACCCAGAGGCACGCTGGGCGCGGTCGGTTCCAGAACTTGTATGCCTGAACGTCAGCGGACACCGATTCCGCGTAGGCGTGGGTACTGGGGAGTTGCTGGTAGCCGACTACGACGAACATTCCACCGAAGATGTGGTGAGTGAAACGCAGCGTATTGCCTCAAAGGCGCTCAATGGCGCATTGGGCGGGGAGTTGCCGGTGTCCGACTACAGTCTCGGCGTTGATGGGTCGTGTACGATTCATATGGCGGACGGAAGCTGGAAGCGTATGGACGCCGTTAAGATTGGAGACGTAGTAAAACACTCTGGTGAAGTGCTAGGTGTAGTATGTGAGCAGTGCCCGTCTACCCTTGTTTCCCCATCTGGTATGGTCTTTTCGGAGGCTCAGCTTGTATACGACCTGGCAACAAATAAGTGGAAGCGTAGTACCAATTACTGGAAGGGTAGCTCGGCAGCTGGCACTCAGAATCTCTATAACATAATTACAAGGTCATCAAGTGTAATTCACGTTCGTAATGGTGAGAACACGGAGTTTATTCGTGACTACCGTGAAGTCCCATTGCCCGAAATGGAATCCGCATATGAGAAAGAATTTCTAATGGCTCATTAAATATGTCAGTTCCGTCACAAGCTCCGCCGTACTACGGGTCAACTCAGACATACATCTATTACCCAAACCCCGCGTTGCCTTTGTCTACGATAAACTTCTGCTCCCAAGATTGCTCGGTGTTATTATTCCGCAAACAGCCTAATGATCGTTCAGCATCCGATAGCGTCTCGTTCAATTCCGGCAAGACGCTATATTCTTCAGAATCGAACAACTACAATGTATACCAAACCGTGCCTAATGTAGGTATTGTATATACAAGTGCTCCCGGTAGCGGTACACCGTTTCCTACGTTTCGTTCCCACACGGACTATATCAAATACAAGCGTATGCAAACATTGCTCACCAGAAATTACACGACTGATACACAGCCTTGATTTTGTGATTTTGTGGCTTTGAAAAAAATTGAGTCCCTACGTTTATTTATTTGAATGCGCACACAATGCCCGTTCAAGTAGATGCCGCCTATTACGCAAGTGACCTTGTTGTACGTATACTGCCCACACGTGGGGTTGATACTGTGGCGCGGACGCCCTACCACATCGCTCTTCTTCTAGATACCAGCGGAAGTATGGAGGGTGCCCCACTTGCCGCCGTGATTCGCACCCTACATCTCCTTATTGACCGTATGGAAGAAATGGATATGCTTACTCTTATCCAGTATGCCGGTTCTGCTTCCCTGCTTGTTGAGTGCGTGAATATGAATACCCGCGCGAAGACCGACATTCATCGTATGGTAGACCGGTTGACGGCTGACGGTGGTACCAATATGGAGGAGGCAATTGAGCTTCTCGGCGGGGTGTCCGAGGGGTCCCCAATTGACGCCGTCTTTCTAATGACCGACGGACACGTTAACGCAGGAATTACCAACGCTACAGGGCTACTACGACTTCTTTCAGCGCGTGTAGCAGCCGGTACACCGGTTAATACGCTCGGATTCGGCACGTCGCATAACGCAGAAATGCTACGTGATATGGCAGTGCGAAGCTGTGGCTCCTATACCTACGCCGATGCCACAGAGCTCATTCCTGCCATTATTGGTGATATTGTTGGCGGTCTTATTGACATGGTCGGTTCAAACGCACGTCTTGCCGTATCGCCAGGGGGTTACTGTCTTGAACTTGGTGTAGACGTCTCACGCCCTGAAGTATATAACGTTGGACCGCTCATTGCCAACAAGCCCCAATGGGTGGTCTTTCGTGGTCCCTTTGGTCCCCAAGGGGGACCGGTTCAGCTTATGTGGATTGAGGACGAAATTCAGCAAAGTTGTATCGTCGGGACAAATGGAGCACTAGATATGATGGAAATGGAAGAGCAGGTTCAGCGGGTTCATCTTGTCCGCACAATGACAACTGTATCCGAAATGATTGTGCGACGCGATTTTGACGGCGCTATTAATGAACTCAAGGGGGCAGAGCATCGTCTAGAACATTCACCCGCTGTTGGTCGCTCCTTTATTCTTAGACTCCAAGCCCAGGTGGACGAAATGCTAGATGATGTTCGTCGGCAACAGGAACCGATGGTAGATACAGATATTGACATGCTAACTCGAATGGTGAGCAATGTAACGGCACTTGGCACCCAGCACGGCTTCTTCCTAAGTCGTAATACAACGGCGCAGGACCCCGATGTAATTTCCTCGCCATTTAGTACACCTCATCAGCGCCAGGCTACGGCGGATATGACCCAACGTTTTCAGGAGCCTAACTAGATGGACGCGTCCGATACAATTCGTAAACTGAAGCAGCGGGCAATCTATGTAAATCAAAATGCGCAATATATCCTAAACAATCCTAGGGGAGATTGCGTTAAACAAAGCACATGTTGCTATACTGCCAGTAGCTGTATACGTAATTTTCCCTCTTACGACAATAAATACGACTATTTTTCCGGTATGAATATTTGTAATAGCACCTGTGCGGTGATTATGCCAACCGGTTTTTCGCAGCGTTAGGTTGCTTGAGGGTATTTTTTCCTGTGTGTTGGTTAAATGTCTGACGTGATATCTGAAAAACCTCAGGCAGATCGGCTTAAGGAATCAATTGCGGTTTTGAAAAAACTCACAATTGATTTAGGCATTCCATACGCGTCCCCCGAGGTCCAAGAACTCAAGTCTCACTTTGACCTATATATCAAAGACGGTATCTGCTGGAATGGAACGGTCAGCTTTACCGCTTACGGACGAATCGCAACAGTGAATTTGCCTCGCTCCGCAAAAAAACCTATTGAAGTGACATTAAAGCAATTACGGCTACCTAAGTGATGAGGTACGGTGCCGGATTATTAACCTTAGTTGGCTCCCCCTCCATTACCTCAATAGTAAACTCTTCTAGATTGGCACCTGCCGCCTTGAGATTTTGCGCGACCTTATGCTTATAGGCAATTATAACTTCAATCGCAGTATCGACCGTATAGTGGTTATCACTAGTCGCACTGAAATCGTTTACCTGCTTACCTAGAATATAGACATTCTTGTCGTAAAAGTAAAGATCTAGATCGTGCTTCTTGAGATGGTCCCGTAGTACATTATAGCGTACCCAAGAATCTTCTACAGACTGCCTATAGCCAAACATACTAAAGGCAGTCATTATACTAATAGCATATCCGATATACATGGTTGGTTAAATTGATAATAAATAAAATTTGTTATCAATTTTTTAAATTAATTAATTAGAAGGATGGCATTACCGCCTCGTGGCGATTTTTCATTTGTACAAGATCCACTTTATCGCCAATTTTTTCCAGACGCATTTCATGCGATTGAATCTGTTCCAGGTGGATGGGCAGCTTTACTACCTGATCCACCTGCCCATTTAGGATTTATGTGGTCAGTTGGAGCAGTCGGCTCTGCTCGGTCTCAAATTGATGATATTATTAATCATAGTCCTATTGGTAGTACTCATAGTGGTTATAGTTATGCTATGACAATGCGCAATATGCAAGGAATAGCACGATTAGGCTGGAATGCGTGGGTACAAACATATATAAATCGGTTTTTAGTTCCTGTATCTGCCGCACCAGTCGCACCAGTAGCACCAGTTGGCGCACCTGTAAATACTCCATTTGATGGTCAACCTGGAGTATGCCCTATATGCTATGAATCTTACGATGAAACAACAAGAGCTGTAAACAACGGTTCAAATACAAACCCAGTCCAGTGTGGACATATGTTTCACGAAATATGTATAACTCAGTGGAGAAACTCTGGAAGAACCACATGTCCTATGTGTAGAGGAAATATAGCAAACATTCATCGCGTGAATGTTGTACCGCCACCGCCGGTGGAATCGCTTGCAGCCAGAGGTGGTGCCCGTCGCCGTAACACCTACAAGAGAAAATCAAAGCGCAATAATAAGCGCCGTTCCACATACAGACATTAGTTACTGAATAACATACCACCACGACCACCATACACCTTAAAGATATTCCAAATTGTTATGTACGCATAGACGTTTAAATTCGGCGGGGACGTTCCGCCCCGTGCGTTATTTAGTGTAAGATATAGCTCCTTACGCGCTATCTTATCCCAATTCGCCGCCCCTTTCGGCTCATATTCCAATCGGTTATTCTTATGTCCAAACGCATAGGCATAAATATAGCGATTAATACATGCTTCTTTTACAAAATACTGTGACGGAACCACCGAACGGAAGAAAGACCCACCTTCGTGGACAAAGCGCTCATACGAATTGTAGTGAAGCGCCGCACCCTTAAGAGGCTCCGAATACGCATTATAAAATCCAGGCTGTATTTGCCAGTCGTTTGCCCGATTTGGTAACAAAATGGCGTTCGGCCACCACGGAATCGTACACGGATTTACCGGTGGTGGAACACTATCATTCGGCTTAGTCACTGGTACCGGATACAAATCCCTTGTAAATAGGAAAAACGCGTTGTAGTTCGTCGCTTCAGGACGTTGTAACACCCACAACAGCTCCTTTGTTGGATTGGCATACGGTATATCCAAATGAAACTCCGTTTGACTGAGCGTCTGCTCTACCGGCACGGCAAAGTGTTGCTGAACCTGATATGTCACTTCCGCCGTTCGGAAGGCAATTGCCTCCTGTTCCTCTAACGAAATATACTCCACCATAAGGTACGCCGATCTTGGTGAGAATCGTAACGGTAGTGTGACGCCTGGTACTAGACCACCCGTTATTGGTGTTGTCGGCGTGGCTCCCATTACAGCGTTCATTGTATACACCGGTCCTGTAGGTCCCGTAGCAGGATTTGTTTGCCAAAATGGCGACCCCGTAAATTGTAACATCGGACTATACGGCGAAGTGTACGTTGGCGTATTCTGGAGTCCAATCGTCAACGGATTTGCCCTTGCGTCCGTATACACCAGTTGATTTACAGGACGAAACGTTACGTGAATACGCACAATATCATTTGTTAACGCCTGAATCGGCAAGGCGTGAGAATGTACACCTGGCTTGGAGAACCAAAACGGAATCGGTATATAAACCTTGGTTGGTACAGGAGTGAGATATGTTGTATTTGTAAAACCATCGGCAGTACGTTTAATCATAAAATTCTTTGCAAGAGCAGATTCCGTTGTCTCATTCAATTCGTCTAGGATTTCTAACAATCGTCCGTCTAGTGTTTCTACAATCTCACCACCGATTTCCAACTCTATTTGCTGAATCATAGCGTGTCCCAGAGAGTTTGTCCAACCAAACAGGGGACCCAAGAAGTTTCCTAAATTGTTAGGATCAATTGTACTGATTGACGGATTGCCGTTTGCCGCTCGTATAGCATTAAGTTGCGGAGTATAAATATCAGGCATCTCCACTACAACCATTATTCCGTTCACAAGTTCTCCAATCACAGGAAGTGTGATGCTGACACGTTGCCCAAACTCGGGTGTACCGTCAAAATCTACGTTGACCCATTGCGCCGCCCAACGAGTCGTCTTGTTCACAACATGTATAAACTGATGTATGTCTGGGTTGCCTTTTGTTGCCATTAGACGTGAATCAGCTAGACCTGTACTCACCAGGGTTAGGCTATTTGCCGGTGTCGCAGCCATCCTTGCTATGTATAGTTAATTTATGGACGCTTAGACCGTCTTAATCCTGCTACGCTAAGCGGGTTTGTTCTGCCTCAAATACCAACGTATCACCAGTGTTAATAATATCTGGTATGTACGTTGAATGCGTGATT